TCGATTTCTCGCCGGTAAGAACCACAAAGCAGGCCGGCAGCTTTCTGGCCCCGCCGCGCATGGCAGCATCCAGCTCCGCCGATCCCTCCACCAGTTCGAAGGCGGCAACCTGCCCCTTTAGCCTGGCAACAATTGCCGCCGTCGACAGCACATCAACAGCCATCAAAAATCCTTCATGCTGGTGCGGTTGAACGTGCGCGCCTGGCTATGCATGCGCACATCCAGCGTGGTCTTGTCTGCAACCGGCGCAATCGCTTCGCCCCATCCCGCCTTGCCATCGCCAATGCGATCCAGCAATTTAATGGCTGCGCTCACATCGTCAGTCACGGTTTGCGGCTTATCCATGCCCCGGTGACTGTACAGCATGCCCACAGCCAGCGTGGCTGACAGGCTGGCTGCCAGTTTTGGCACGGGATTCATCGGCACGGCATAGCGCCTGGATACGCGCGCATTGATTTCGGCATCCGCCTGGGCAATAGCCTCATCAATCACCGCCGCATCTGCGATGCCATCGCCATTATCATCGGAGAGCTGAATCAGGTATTGCTCGTCATGCTTTTTGATCAGATCTGCATAGCTTGAATATGGCACCGATGACTCCTCCTGATTCTGATTTCAAAAACGGGCGAGGCAAAAGCCCCGCCCGGACTTCTTGTTAACGCGTCCTAGCCTTTGCTGCCGGAGCCGCCGGACTTCTGCTTGATAATCGTCACGCCTTCTGCGTCTTTCAGGTCGGCTGCGGTCAGGTCAACGGTGTGCTCTCCCTGCGCCAGATGGCCGATGCCTGGCAGGCTCAGGCCATTGTGCGGTTTAATCTTGATTCGAATTGCCATGTTATTTCTCCTTGTTGAATAGATTGAGAAGATGGGCGGGCGCATGGCCCGCCCTCTGCCTTACATGCCGGTCAGGTAGTCGATCTTTTCGAGCTTGGCCGTGCCTTTCCATGTGTTGGTTGCGCCGGCTGCATCGCGATCGTTGGTCAGCAACACGTTGGCCGCTTCAAAGTTTCCTTCGCCGACAATGAGCTTCGTGCCGTTTACACCCAGCGGGCTCTTGCCATCAATGCGCTTCTGGCTGGACAGCGCCAGGCGAGCAGCCTTATAAGCGGCAGCAGTCAGCGGCTCGCGGGAGCCGTAGATCAACTGAGGCAAGCCATAGCCGACGGTGACGCGGGCTTCCACGCCATAAAGGAACTCCTTGCGCTTGAACACGCCCTCGGATTGCGGATCGGTCTGTGAAACAAAGTGATAGCCTTCACGCTCCTGAAAAATAATCGGCTGGATAGGCCGGGTATCATCCACCAGGAACCACGGCTCGCCCGTGCCCAGCACAGCAGGCCGATTGGCAAAGGTGCCATCCTGTACGTCAATGCCATTGACCGGGTGCGTCGCACTGAAAAACGGCACCTTGTCGAAGCCCTGGCCGGTAGTGAAGCCGGCCACCAGCGCAGGCCATGTGAGCTCATCGGGATGCCGGGCTGAGGCATCGCCGATATTGGCGAATAGCGGATTGTACACGCCAAGCTGATCGTCCTCGATATCGTTGCGCTTGACGCCCACAGTCAGTTCGAAATCCTCGTTTTCGAGGAAATATCCGTGTGCAGTCAGGTTATGGACAACCTTGTCGCCCAGCCACTTGCGAATGCCGGGGAGCTGCCCGAGCCATTTGTACGAATTGGCCGATGTGGTCGATGGCACCACCATCGCAATGGCGCGATAGGTCTGCTTGACGCTGCTGAACGCATTCTGAAACAGCGTCTGGAACGATGTTTGCGCCGCCTTTAAGGTTGCTGCATTAACAACCAGGCCGCCGAACGCCAGACCTGACAACGCGTTGGCATCAAGCCCCTGGGCGAAGGCTGGTGAGCCTCCGGTAAACGCCAGTATACTGATGGCCAATACAGCCGCCCATACACCGAATGTTTTGATTGATTTGATCATGTGTTTTCTCCTCTTGTTTTTTTATAGGGCAGGGCGAATACAGGATTCGCCCCCGCAATTATGCGATTTCAATCCAGACGCCGGTGGCATCCACATCCAGCACCTTGCCTGCGACAATGGAATTGGTAGCGGCCTTGGCCACAATATCATCCGCCTCCACCATTGCGTTGCTGCCAATGTCAGCAATAGTGAGTGCGCTGGTGGCGCTGTTGGCAAAATGAAAGCTGCGATTGCGCCGCACGGTAATGTTCAATGCGCCGGCTGCGCCGCCTGTATTATCCACCTGCGACTCAGCCATACCGACAACGGCAAGACCCGCCACATTGGCCGCCGGAACAGCATGACCGGCCGCATCGCGCGCCACCATTGCCCCGGCATAGATTTTGGCGTTTGCCGCCATGCCCAGCGACAGCTGATTGCCATCGCGGGCGACTGTGTTTCGATCCGCCGTTAAAGCCATTACTCACTCTCCTCGTTTTTTGTTTTGATAAACTCATCGACTGAAATACCCAGCTGCGCGCATACGGCAGTTTCCTCATCGCTGAGCGCCGTGCTTGCGCCGGTCGACGCATGCTTGTCTTCACCCATCGGAATCACCTGCGCATTGCTGGCTACAAAGCTGGCAAAGCCATCGGCATCCTTGCGGCAATAGTCCTTTGCCCAGTCCAGTGATGCAGGCGTGATTTTGCCGGATTCCAGGGCTGCGTTGACCGCCGCTTCCACGCGGCTATTTTCCGCCGCGTCAGTCAGTGTTTTCAGCTGGGTAGAGATATTGTCGAATTCGGCGCGTGGCACGAATGCGCCCGGATCAGGCGCGCTGCTGTTGGCCGCGACTGTCTCGCTGGCCTTTGTTTCCGCCGTGGTGATGCGCGCTTCAATCAGACTCAGCTGATCGACCAGGCTGACGTCGCTGTTGGCGGCCAGTGATCCGGCGCGGGCAAACAGCTTATCCAGCTCCGTTTTGATTTCTGCCGCATTTGATGCGGTCGGGAGATTCAGCGCTTCGCGAATCTCCTCAATGATTTCATCCATATCATTCTCCTTGCTGTTGGCTGCCTGAGCATTCACTACAGGCTTTAGATTCCCCAGGTTGGGGTAGTGCGTTAAGCCGCTGCCCTTGTAGGCCAGGGTCTTTTTTGTTGCCGGGTCGAAGGTGAATACAGGAGACGTGTAGCGAAATTCCCGCTCCACCAGATGGTTGACTGCGGGCGCGTTCCACTCGACCGTGCCATAGATGCCATCAGCCCTGGCCTGCAATGATGTGTGATCCACCCAGCCGGCCGCCGGCGCGGCTGCGCCGGTTTTGCGGGCATCGAGTGATGCGTGATTGTAATCAATGGGGAAATCGGTTTTGCTCAGCTGCGCGTTGGCAATCAATGCCTCTGCATCCATCAGCCAGGAGCGCCCGTCCACGCCATCAATGCGCCCGTTGGCATCCTGCGGGATAAGCTGAATCTCTTGCCGCCGCGAATCCGTTTGCAGATTGGCCACGTCAATGGCGCACACCACCATATTCGCATCAATCTGATGCGTGGTATCTGCCGAATTGACAGCGAGTTGATGTGCGCGTGCGGTCATAGGGCCGAACAATAGGCATAAAAAAAGGCAGCGCCGCCGGAAGTGGTTCCGCAGGCGCTGCCCTGTCAGTCAGGCGCAAACGGTGCGCCGGATGAGGGAAAAATACAAATGCTACATGCTCAGTTCCGCCTCCAGCCGGTCGGCCAGGATGGTCATCAGCGCTTCCAGATTTTCCGGCTTTACCATGTTCATGCTGTCGGTCAGGCCGCTGTTGCACAGCAGATCGGAGACAGCACGGATAGCCGACATCACATAGGTAGCGCCTTCGATGCGCTCCATATTCGGGCAGGCAACGCCATCAGCGCAGTTCATTATCCACCTCTTCTTTCAGCTCGTTGAAGAGGCCATCGCGCATGTGATTGACAATGGTGCGCACTGAGCTGTCAGAGCGCTTAACCTTGCGGCTGATCTCCCTGCTGCTTAAACCTTCCAGATGGAGTCGGTAAATTTCCTTGCGGTTTTCGATAGTGATCGGGCGACGCTTATACCGCTTGGGGAATGCCGCAATTTTTGCTTCCAACATTTCGATCACCTTGTTCTTTTCGCTGATTAGATTTTTCTCAAGATGGATGATTTCACCCTGCAAGGCATTTAATTGCTCGCTGGTCTCCAGTCTGATTTCTTTGCCTACTGCGCCGAAATAGAAATCTTCCATCCGCTCGAAGACTTCCCATGCCGTATCTGTGTTGAGCATCTTGGCATGCCGGGCGGCACCGCGCTCAGTCCATAGCATCAGTGCTCTAATCTTGCCTGAAACGTTAATTTGTGAGTGAATATCTTTCACTCGCAAACGGAAGTCGGAAAGTTCATCTCCAGAGATGCGAAAAAAATGCTTCCCCTCTTCGAACCGCGCCTCGTTGTTGCTGAAATTCTTCCTCAGATTGTTTGTGTCGACTTGAAATACGCCTGCCATCGCCTCAGTGGTGATGACAGGTTTTTGCTGATAGGTCATGCGTGGCAGTTTTTCCGGTGATAGTTGTGCTATCTGGTTCATGGAACCCTCCAATGTTGTGATATAGCCCCTGTGAAGGAGCCGGGTGCTTCACACCGCATTGGAACGGCTGACGGTATTCCCCGAGGGTCTTTTATTCCCGCCAACACCCGACTCCCTTACGGAAACCGAGCAACAAAAAACCACGCATTGCGGGCGTGGTCAACCGCCAATAGGGATGTGAAGCCCCATGTGACGCATCCTGCCACAGATTATTTCAGCATGTCAAACGCTGTTTCCTGATGTGTAACGATTCACTACACCGCCCCTGCCAGGTGCTCTCTCAGTATTTCCATGATCTTATCCTTATCATCACTGCTCACGCCGATAAACGGGCGGGCGGGGATATCGCCCCATAGATTCGGGAACTCTGATTTAGAGCCGCCGAATTGTTGCATGGCGGCATATTTCATCGGGCTGCCGAATTCCAGCGCATTCCCCTGCACGGAATAGTTGAACTCGGTGGACAAGGACTTGAATTCGCCAATCAGCGGCTTGTCGCCTTTTTTGCGGGCCAGGGTAGTCTCTGAATTGGGCGTCCAGGGCGTGCCGTCCGGCGCGTCGCCGGTGGTAAACCGATCCTTGGTGGATTTGGTCAGCAGTTCGCCAATATCGTGCCATGCCGGCTCCAGATTGCTCCCGGCATCAATCAAGCGCTGAAATAATGCCTGCACGTCGGCATCGTTGTATTCAATCTTGATAAAATCATTCGACATGGTCTATACTCCCGATGAGCGGATGCGACACGGTGATATTCTCCCGGCCGTAGCACGGCCAGTCATCTGGCCGGAGCGCCATGCAGGGTTCCCGGCTTTGCCGGATGGGAGGCCCCGCCATCCGCTCATTTCCCCTTTCTCATCAAGCGCTTGATTTCCGCATCGCGCCTGGCCTCTTTTTGGCTTAGTCGGCGGAAGCTGGTAACAAACAGGCCTTTCCCTGTTTTGGTTGCCTTCACGATCAACACATGCCCCCCGGCCTTCTCTGTCTTCACATAAACCATGCTTTGATCTGTATCTTTCACCTTAAAATCGGGTGCATTCACTGCATGCTGTGCGAGCGCATATTCTGCAGCAGTGATCTCAGGGTGTGCCGCCACCTGTTTGGCGGCAGTTTCCGCCGACAAATCAGCCACGTGCTTTAATGCTCCGATAGCCTCTGCATCAGCGGACGGTATACGCACTATCGGCCAGTTGCCCGATGGGTTGTCATACCATCTCGCAAATGCGGCAGAGCCTATCCATTCCGCCATCAGCGCGGTCGCAATTGGCGGCGGGAGCGTGTCAAACTTTGCGCGCAAGGATTTCACCCGCTGGATCACCGCATCACTCACCGTATCCCCGGGCAGATAATCCCAGCCCTTGTCAATGCCGACCGGCGCGCCGGTTTTCGGATCAATCTTTTTCCATGCCGGATCCAGCGATTTGCTCGGATCGCCACCAAGCCTGCGTGCGCCCGCATCGGATCGCGCACCCAGTATATAGCATCGACAGCCCCAGCCATTGGGCGTGCCGTGGGTTTTCCAGAACGGATCATTCGCCGGGCGCGTGATGCCATTCCATGCCTGGTGCAATGGGCGCGGGTGACTGACTGAATCGTTGTGGCGGTAAATCCAGTATTTAAAGCCTCCCTGGCGCAGTTGGGCCACGCGGCCGGCGGCATAGGATGTGCTCATGTTGGTTTGGTAGATCACGCGGGTGCGCCAGTTCTCTCCCGCCTGGCTGCCCTCGCCAGTCCAGTTGTGCCAGCCTCTGCGCTGCACGATATCTCTGAAATCCCTGCGGAATGCCGCTCCGCCCGTGCCTTCGGCAATAGCGCGATCCACTGCCGCCGCCAGATCAGCCAATAAATCCGCCTTCTCCGCGCCCGCCACCATAAACGAAACGTCATGTGCAGCTTTGGAAATATCATCCCAGCGACTGGTTGGCACCAGCTTGCCCAGCTTGTTGCGGAAAAACGCCACCTGCTCGGCAAACGGTTTTTTGAATACGCCGGTCAGCACCGAAGGCTGGGTGTCAGCCACCTGCCTGTTGCTCCGCATCGAAGCGCCCGGCGGCCCGGGCGGCAATCTCCCCCTGTTGCAATATGCCGGCCAGATTTGCAGTCGGCAGATCGGGGAACGCTGCCACCAGCATCTCTCTGAACTGCGGCAGGCTCTCTGCGTTGGCCAGCATGGCCTCGATGGTCATCAGCCATTCTGTGATCGCCGGATCGGCCTCTGCCACGAGGCGCTCGGCAATTAAATCGGATGGGTTGGGCACGGGCGCGGGGGGTTGCTGTGCATTGGCGGCTGCCGGGGCGGGCGCAGCCGGAGACGCGCTGCCGGGCTGCGCTGCAGGCATGGCAGGGGACAGCACCGCCTCGCCGCCCTTTGGCGCGGGGATGTTGAATTTCTCATATGCCCACGCGGCGGGGATGGGCAGCCCGACTTCCACCATTGTTTTCACATTGGCGGCCAGCTCAGCCAGGTCATCAGCATCCTCCGAGATCATGGCTACTTTAGGATATCTGTCCATCGGCCCCATATTCAGATCTACCAGCGGCCGGACAATATCCCGGCTTAGCGTGCCGGAGAGCTGGCGCGCATCGGAGAGCATAATATCATCACGCACATCGCTTTGCAGATCGGACACGCCGCTGCCCATGCCGGTCGCCTTGGCATCAGCGCTCAGGGTTTGCCCGGTAATCCCCTTGCTCATCTGCTCATCACAAAATCTGGCCAGGCGCTCATAGAGATCGGTGCTGCCGGTTTTGCCGCCTGCCTCCACGAACTCCAGCAGCATCGATTCCGGGATGATGGCAGCGGCATCGGTGCCCATATTGGCGACCGCCTGCAGCAGTACATCTTTCTCATTCTCGCTGGCGCTATTGGGATATTTACCCACCCTGAGCGGCTGGGCGTAGATTTCAGCAAATGTAATCCAGTCCTTGAATGTGTAATTCTTAAACAGAAACATCCACGCGCACGGGCGCAGAATGCCGCCGCGCGCCGGCAGACCGGATTTTGCCCGGTGCTTGTGGGTGATGTATTTGTACGGTGTCAGCTCTGCCCCGAACGGGCTGATGCCATCCACCAGGCGCAATTCCGAAAGGGTATCCTGATCGAACCGGAACCATTTCGGTTCGCGCCATTTGATTTCTTCAATCACAGCTTCCTGCTTGTGGATGCCCCAGATGATTTCCGATACGGAATATCCCTTGCCGACAGCATCCAGCACGTCAAACAGGGTTTCATTGATATTATCCAGTCCGGCCAGGTGATCGCGCACCAGATCGGCCGCCTTTTTCTCCTGTGCGGTGGCCGATGCAGGCTCCTCCACCCGGATCTCCATGCCTGCCACAGCGCGGCGGCGCGTGGCCAGTACGGAGAGCAGATGCAGATCCTTCTCTTCCATGTCCTCGAACAGCTCACACTGAGCATGCGGATCACCCTGATCGGCGGCGCGCAGGATATTGGCCAGCTTGTACGGCGTCAGCCCTACCGACGGGTAGGATGACAGCGGCTGCCGAATACTCCTGATCGATGGCGCGGATTCTTCCGCCTTTAGTCGCCCCCGGTCTATTTTGTTGCCCTGCGGGTCGTATAGCGTCACCATACCTGTTCTCCTTGTGCTGTAATTGCCCGATAAACCGTGTTAGAGCGTGTTATAACACGGGTGAATCTGAAATTGCAGCCCAACATAGCCGCAAGCCATGCAAGCGCCTTGACGGCGATTCTGGCGCTCCCGTTTCTGTCCGCCACGGGCCGTCACCAGCCCCCGACTCCGAATCGCCCGGAGGCGCTTCTGTCGCCGGAGTGATCCGGGCGCATCGGGTTGGTCTTGTCCGGATCGCGGGAGATGCCCTGGTATTCAATCAGCGCCGCTGGCGTAGATGCCGCCTCGCCGGCCAGCGCCAGCGCCCAGAATCTATCGGCATGGCCGGCGCTGGTGCGCTCGGCCATAAAGCGGATATTGCCTGCTGCGGTAACTGTCTTGGTCACAGCGCGCAGATCGGCGCGCACGGTCGGATCGTAGGGGATGCGCAGCTTTTTATCCTCCATGCGCCCGCGCACAGGATAGGCCATTGCCTCTTTCACCGGGCCGGTGAAGGTAACCAGCTCCACCCGATGCTCGCCGAATTTCTCCTGTGCATCATCGCCCCATCCGATCCCCAGGCCGGTATAATCAAAGCAGGTGCGACGGCAATGCTCAATCCACGGCCAGATCACCTTCTCCTGATCCGGCTTACTCATCTTTTTCAGGGTAATGATTTTGCGGGTGTAGAATACATCACCCAGCTTCTCGATGATCCATAGCACCGTCAGATCGCTGGTACGCCCGATATCGAGCCCGGCATAGAATTCCCGGCCCCTTGCTGTGCGCACGAATTCCTCAAAATCAATTTCCCAGTCTTCACCCGACTTATATTCGCATGATGCAATCAGGTCGTATTCCAGGAATGCGCCGTCATCATCGCCCGGGATGCACATGTATTCCTGCTGGAATGATTCATCATCGGCGCAGCCGCCCTTGATGAAATCGAAATAATCAGCCTCATCCATTTCCTGCTGCTCGGCATCATCGGGCAGCATCTGCTGCAATTTGTAGAGGAATCCCTGGTTCAGCGCATCTTCCAGCGTGACCCGGTGCAGACTGAGTTTTTTCGGGTTCCCCTTCTCTCTGGATTCAGTAATCAGCTCATTAAAGAAATTCTTGCTGCCACGATGCGTTGATATCACTTCCATCTGGCCGCCCCATGTCAGGCCGGGATAGGCAATACTCCACATCTGGCGCGGATCGTTGCCGAGCGCAAATTCATCCAGCACACGCCCGCCGCGCTTGCCGGCCTGGGCATCCGGATTGGAGCTCATGGAGTATATGCATCGCCCGGAAGCAAAGCGCAACACCTGGGCAGAGATATTGCGCTTCTCATCCAGCACCACTTCGCCCATATCCTGAGCTGCTGTATCGAATGCCTTTGCCCACATCTTGCAATCCATCAAAAACAGCTTGGCTTGAATCTCATCGCGGGATGACACCCACATATCCCATTTTGCACCGGCCACCGAAACCCGCTCAACCAGGGGGTAGGCAGTGCTCCAGGACAGGCCGATCTGGCGTGATTTTTCCATCAGCTTTAATCGAGACCGATCCTTGATCCATTTTTCCTGATAGGGCAAAAAAATAGCATCCGGATTATCCGGAATGCATGTTGCCTTTCCGTAGCGGCGGCTCATCCCATTCCCAATACGTCGCGGCGGATGCGCTCCACAGTCTCGGGCGATACGCCTGCCTGAGCAGCAACATCACCGGCTTTTTCAGCGGCGGCTTCTCTGGCCAGTCTGCGTTCATCCTCTCTGATATCGCGCTCGCGATCTTCGTTGATGGCGGCAGCCTTCTCCAGCCGGCCAATGGTCAGCGCCATGTCTTTCAGATAATCGGCATCCATTTCGACGCTGCCGTTATACGCATCACGCGTTTTGGCAAATGCCAGCATCTGCAACATCTGATTTGTTGTGCGATTCGTATGCACCGGATCCCCGGCGAATTCCTTCTCCATCGCCTTGATTTCCTGCATGCGCGCGGATATTGATTTTTGCCGCTTGCCGAGGCGGGCAACGGCTGATCGACTGATCGGCTCATCCAGTTCAATGCCGCGCTCTTTGATCTGCGCCATCAGCCAGCGATGGTGGCCATCGTAATCGCTGTGTCCGGATTCGCGGATGCGATCAATCAATTCATCGCGCAAATCCTGCGGCAGCTGGGATATTTTAGATGGCGGCGCCAAATCACTCACCCCTGCGCGGGCGGCGAACACCGGGGATGGTTGTGCGTCCGCGCGCCACATCCTCACCCAGCCGCGTGATGGTGGACTCGGGCATCGATGCCGGGCCAACAGCCTGGGTGCGGATCAGGCCGTGCTCTTCCAGCCATGCAATATCGCGCCGGACATCCGTGGATGCGTAGTTGTATTCCCCCAGCAAGCCGATCAGCACCATGTGCGAGATCGAATAATCCGCATCATCCGCCAGCGCCTGCAAAATCAGCAACCGCCGTGCAGCGGCCTCAATATCTGCCAGCCCCATTACTTACCTCCGTGCAACAGCATTTCGTGAATCAGATCCAGCGTGTGCATCTTGCCGTTAATTTCGCTTATTTGTTCGGATACGCCGTTTAGCCGATCATAAATCGGACGCAGTTCCGGCGCGCCGATTGCGTTGCACAGGCGCTCTTCCAGGTGCGCCAGCTGCACGCTGTTTTCAGCCACGTGCTCGCTGATAGCAGCCTCGATCTCTGCGATCTTTCCAATCGTTGCCATATCGCGCTTCACGCGCCATGCATACACCCACACGCCGGCACTGATAACAAACACCACCACATTCATCCAGAATTGCGCCGCCTGGTAATCAAGCATGCCAGCCCTCCATCTGCCGCTGGCAATCAATGCAGCGCACGGCATGTGGCGCCGCCGCACATCTGGCCGGCGGGATCAAGCACTCACAATCGCGGCATATGCGATTGCCATCCGTATCAACCAGCGGCGGCTCCTGTTTGCGCCGGGTAATCATTTCAATGGCGTCAGCGCGCTGCTTTGCCTCGCGCGCCTCGGCCAGGTCTGCTATATCGGGCATGGTTGCGCCCCTGCATAGGCATCGTTACTGTTCATCAATGGATCTCCTGTCACACATGGCAAGTCGCGGGTCATGGATTGATTATCTCGTGATTGCAGCGCTTGGCTTTTACGCTGCCAGCCGGGTGATTCGCTCGGACTGGAACGGAGTCGCGCCAAATACACTGAGGAACTGGATTGCCTGGTCTTTTTATGTCTTCGGTGTCGTTCTGCTGATTATCAGCCTGGCGCACATTCCAGGCTGCACATGCCAGAGGCAGCATCCAGGCATCGAGAAGCAATACGGCCTTGAAGGTCAAAAGCCCGTCCACGATCAGGGCAAGATGCCCGAAAACGAGCAACAGCAGCGTAAAGGCTGAATCACTCCCGCACAGCCTCACAATTTCCCCCTAAACGCCCCGGCAGCTTTTTCCACACTGCGGCCAACCACATAGCCACCCAAACCAATCTTGAGCAAACCCCACATCTCCGGAGGCAACGGCAGGGTGGGGTCAACATGAAAAAAGAGGCTGATGTACGGCGCGATGATGTAGTTGTTGGCAATGATAAACACAAACACCAGCATGGTGATGGGTCGCCATGTGGCGGTGATCACATGCTCGGATTTTGCTTCGGCCACGATAGCCTGCATATGCACCTGCATATCATCCAGCTCACCCTTGGCAGCCATTTGCATCAGCGCCACCTTGGCGCGCGCCGCCTTTTCCGGATCAGGCCAGAGCTTATCGAGCAACTTCTCCCCGATGCCCAGCAGCGGGCCGATAAATGGCAGCATTACAGGTGCTTGCGCAGGGCTTCCAGCTTGCCCCTGGCGCTCAGCTCGGCATTCATCACCTCGCGGATAAAACGCGCCTTCCACTTGCCGCCCACCAGAAAGCCGACCACAAACATCAGTAGCATCAGCAATATCGCAATATCCAGATTCATATCATGCCTCCACGTTCAGCGCATTCAGCGCCAGCTCATAGAATTTCATCCGCTCATCCAGTCCGTTATAGCCGCCGTTGATCATGCGTGTGATATGGCGCATATCGCCCACATCGGCCAATTCATTGAGATGGTGAGCGTGCCAGAACCACGCCGCGCTCATGGCTGCATGCCCGGGAGCCTCGAGCAGCTCCGGGCTTTCAATCAAATCCAGGCCGAGCGCATCGCCACACAGGCCATAATTTTCCCGACCGGTGATCTGGATCAGGCCGCGTCCGCGAAACTTGAAGCCGTCACCCGGCTCGACATTGCCGAGAGATATGCGGCCTTCGTACTTAAGCTGCCACGGTGTAGGCCCCCATATCTCCCGCACATAGCGCAGGCGGCCGGATTCATGGCCTGCCTGGGCGATAAACGCAGCCACCTGTAGCGGCGTCTCAATATTATAATGCGCACACGCACGATTGAGCGGCACGACCCATTTAGCCGCGCGGGCGGCGGGGATATCCAGAATATCAATTAAATGCTGCTCAGTGATGCGCATGCATGCCTCCGTGGGTGGCAGGAGTGGAGCCCGGCTTTCACCGAGCTCCGGCATCACCCACAGGCGCTACGATAGGGATTAAAAAAAAGAATCCCGCCGGAAGAGGTTCCTGCGGGATATGCTTGAATGATTAGCCTGCGGCAGGCTTATCGGGTTGGGGTTGTCAATTACTGGTGGCTGTCAACCATCTCAATGGCTATGCTATCTTTTCTTTCTTGTAGCTTCTGTTTCATTTGCGGTGACAGGTTTGGATCCATAAGTTGCTTGTTAATTTCTTTTCTCTTTCTTTTCAACACCCTGCGTTTTTTGACCTGCTCAGCTCCTGCCGGGCCAATATGAGCCCACCCCCATTTTATCGACTCTACGATAATAACGCTAAAAAATGGAACCCCCATCTGCAAGCTGTTTTGTAGCTCTAAGTTCGTGCAGTTCCCGTGAATAATAGCAATTAGCCAACCACCAAGAAAGCCAACACCAGTGACCTGCGCACCTATACTTACGGCGGCCTCTTTTCTTGATGGCGGCACCAACATTAATGGAGAGATTCTTTTCGGCTGTTTTGAATCGTCTTCAATATTGAAAATAGCTCATCGTCATTATCTACATGAATACGCTTGGAGTGTGTTACACCATTCTTGTCCTTGTAGGATAAGTTGATATTTTTTCCAAAGTAGACCTCTAAAATAAATTTACCCAGCCGGCGTGCGAACGCGACCATTAATATAGCAAGCACATACCACCCAAGAGTGGCCACAAGATCAGTCACCGGGCCACAGCCTCATGCATCACGCTTAGAATAGTGTATTTCTTTATTTCGGAGTCCAATTTCCTGATGGTTTTGATCTCCAGCCTCACATCAAAATGCCTGCCAAAAACATAGTTCTCCTCCTGGTTCATCAGCCTTTCCCTGAAAGCATCATCTTCCATCTTTGCTGATACAGGCATAGTAGCCCCGCCAACCAAAATTTGCCAGCCTGTTTTTTTCATGACATTTGCCGCTGTGAATTTTACGCGAGCGTTTACGGTATCCTCTTCATCTACTGACTGTACTGATAAGCGGGTAAACGCCTCGGACTGACCCCTGGTTATTTCTAGCACTGGCTCGTCGTCATTTCTATCGCGCTTAAAAGAAACCGATTCGGTTCCATCTCCTTGCAATGGTGTGCGAACTACGCCTTCAAATGCCTGCCTAATCCTGGGGTTACTGACCAAAGCGGCAACTTCTTTGGGGCACGTAATATGATCCCCTCCAACAAAGAGTTGTGTGCTATCATCCTGCTGCTCAACAGCGGTTATCCTCTCACCCCTGAGCCATTCAATCACGGCCACAGCAGTGCCTGTTACTGTTCCTGCCCCCATAAGCCCGAGAGGCGTCAATATATCTTTTGCATCTATCAACGACTGGAAAAGCTCGACCTCAACGCCAAATGACCCCTCAACGAACTCAGCATTAATTTTTATAGCGATAGAACTTCTATCTTGGTTAAGCACCTCATTAGTCTCATACAATAAGGTTCCGAGCGATGATAGTGAATTGCCCAGTGTCATGATGTCTATCTCATGATCAGCATGCGCCTCTCCGTCGTATGATACAATAAACTTAGTCTGCTCCATTTCCCCTCCCTTAAGTTACATTCCAATCAACGCACCACGGATCGCGACTCATCAGGATTTTGCGTTATCCGCTGCCCCGCTTGCGCTCGGGTTGCGCCAGCGCAGCACTGACTGAGTCAAGTGATTTTCTGCCTTCCGGCGGGGAATTGCGGTAGTTATCCACCAGACACTCCTCCTCGCGGGAAAGATCAGATATCGGCATGCGCTGGCCAGTGAGAATATACAGCACATCGGCACCGGCGGCGGCGATGGC